TAAACCCAGACATCACATTTCAAGTTACGCAGATTGGATGTGGTCTTGGTGGATATGATGAAGCGGACATTGCTCCCATGTTTAGAACTGCGCCAATGAATTGTATTTTACCTGTTGGGTGGAGAAATTATAAGTGAAATATATTTTATCTGATGTGCCAAAAATCTTAACAGAAACCGAAGAACATATTATTGTCAAACGGAAATGGTGGGCAGTTTTCTTGTTAATTATAGGAGGGGTGATGTTAGCGGGTCGTATTCCGTATATTCCTCCGTTCATCCCCTATACGTTTTTCTTTTTTGGTCACGGTGGCATGTTACATAGTTTTTGGTTGAAGCATGATCGTCCAATGGTTATTGTCAATTTAACATGGTTGTTAATTGATCTCATTGGAATTGCACGATGGATATAAAATCACCATGTCTTAAAATTTGTAAATTGAACAGTAACGGATATTGTACAGGATGCAGACGTTCAACGGGAGAAATTAAACAGTGGAAAGGTTCATCCAGTTTCGTTAAAATTTTAGTGTGGGTGAAAATATGTTGGAGACGATATCGCTCATCGTGGGAGTAGCGTCTGGAATTCTCACCGCTATTCAATCAGCAAAAAATTTAAATGAGTTAAAAAGGAGCAAAGCATGTCTTTTTTTAACAGAAGTTGCGTTGACGTTGGACGAAGTAGTCATAAAATTTAAAAATAATGAAGTCCCGCACGGGGCATGTGAACGAATGAAACACTTTGCAATAAACATGTCCAGAGTATTGGACGGGGTATTACCACAAGATCAATTGGTAGATTATACCAATAAACTATATTACGCACATGAAATAGAAATGTTGTACAAAGATGTAATGGACGATAAGTCAAAGTTGGTGGAGTTGGAGAAAGCCGCCGGAATGTTTCATGCGGCGGCAACGATAGTCAAACTTTAAATAAGAGGTTATTATGTTAAACACGTTAGGACCAAATGATAAGATCAAGTTGTTAGGCGCATTGAAGGATATCAGTACGTCTATGTCCAGAATGGAAGCGGAAAAGGATTTACAAAAAAATGTCAAGAATGATATTTGTAAGGAGTTGGATTTAAATAAAAAGGTGTTTTCCAAACTTGCCAAAACCTATCATAAGCAGAATTTTAGTGAAGAAGTACAGCTTCACGAGGAGTATGAAAATCTGTACGAAGTGGTCACAAAGTCTACTAACCCTTAACGGAGTATTATATGATACAAGACACACTCGTAGTTGCAACATCTGCCGTAGATACCATCCAAGTTGCCGCCGATAGTTTGGCGACTACAGTTGGAACCCAAGTAGGAACTCAAGTTACAACACTCGTTGCATTAGGATTATCCGTGATCACCAAGTTTGCTGTGGATTTAGCAAAGAAGGCGTCAACACAGGTTGCCGCACTACCTGGTCCAGTCAAGGCGTTGGTCGCAGTCGCCTTCGCACAAGCAGCAACGTGGGTCAGTGTAAAGACTGGGTTGTTGATTAATCCCGATATTTCTGCACTAGAAACCACCGTGGCCGGTTTGACTGTTGCATTAAGTGCAATGGGTGTCAACGCGGTCACCAAGACTGTTATCAAAAAATAAATAAGAGGTTCGTATGATTTATGTAGTCGGTGATTTACATGGGGAGTTCATGCGGCTTGAAACATTAAAAAAACATGTAACTCCCGACGACACAGTTGTCCAAGTCGGTGACTTCGGGTTTTATCCAGAGAATATCCGACTATGGACAGACCTCTTTGAAAACTATCCATGTCGCATTCTTGCAATAGACGGAAACCACGAAGACTTTAATTATATTTCCACATTTGGAGAAGGAATTCACAATGTGGTTGGTAACTTATTTTACATCCCTCGTGGAACTGTCATGGAAATTGAAGAAAAACTTTTTGGATTCCTTGGTGGTGGAGAGAGTATTGACAAAGCATACCGAAAAGAAAACGTCTCGTGGTGGAAACAAGAACAGATTACCGCTAAGGACACAGAGGTAATAGTTGAGAATGTGAATTACCGACAGTTGGATTTCTTAATTGCCCATGTTCCACCCAAGTTCACTATCACCGCACATTTTGGTCCGTTAAACACAAAGTATTGGGGGTTACCTGATGAGTGGGAAGATATATCGGCTCAACGAATGTCTAAAGTCTATCACACCATACGTCCCAGAAATTTCATTTGTGGTCATATGCACCGCAGTGTTATTGATGGAAATATTCGTATCTTAGATATTAATGAGGTTATTACCATCTAAACCGAGAATGGTATGGCAGCAAAACAGTTAAGTGAAACATTTCTTGACAAGTTAAAAGAACAATCATTTACGATTATTTTGTTGGTGGGCATCATGTATTATCAAAATTTGATGTTCACCCGTCAATTGGAAGAATACAAGAAAATGATTGAAGCAAAAGAAAATCTCGTACTTAAATTAACCGACGACGAACGAATACGGTTAATTGAACGAGAAAAATATTTAGTTCAACAACGTGATGGATTCCTCCAAGATTTACGAGAAGAAGTTAAATCACGGAGATAATTATAGAAAGGTAGTGCAGTTGGTCGGGACAACGACGATATAAAGGGCTCGCTACTGTTATGTTTATGTCGTGCTACGCCAAGGATTAGGGGTTCGAATCCCCCACTACCGCCTAGCTGTTTGACAATTGAGTTACGTTTATATGGTTTTTACGGTCTATGTTATGGTTGTATTAACGTTTACCGAGAAACATATGGCAGACAAGATGGCAGGATTTTCCCCTCGTTTGGCTCTCAAGAAGACCAAGATGGAGGCGGATATTGAGTTAAAGAAGCAAGAATTGGTTGCTGAACTTGAACTCAAGAGAACCGAAACAGACCTCAAGCGTTTAGAAGGTAATTCTACCGCTAAGGAAGTCGCAAGTAAGGTTATTGGGAAAACCGCAGTACCGTGGATTGTCTTATTGGTTATTGTTGGAGTAGTATCCAGCGCATTCCTTCCATCCGAGTCACTCCCAGCCGTTATTGGTCTAGTGTCCACAGCAGTAATGGCAATGATTAGTATGTTGGCGGGTATCACGGGAACCACCGAGAAGGAAGAGAAGCCAGAAATTGAAATCATCAAGAGCCTTATCAAGCAATTAGATGAAGCTCGTGAAGCTATGAATGTAGAAATTGATGGTGACAATGTGGTGGTATCTAAGGGTGACACCACAATGAAAACGTCTGGGAAGAAGCGAGGGCGATAATCATGTTTATTCCCAACAAAACATATCATGCAATTAAAGTCGTAATACTGTGCACTATTGCTGCACTGGTTACTATAATTGCTGGACAATTTGTTTTGTATATGCGTATGGCGGATCAAAACGAAACCGCAATACAAACACTAGAAACACGGTTAGATACATTGACCACCGTTTCGCAATTGTTTGACAAAAGTTCTTTGAAAAAACATACAATAACCGAATCACAAATCACCGATGCAGTAACGGCTATCACAGCCTTGGAAACAAAGGTCACAGAACTAGAACAATCTGTAGGTTTGTTAAAAACATCTACAGAAATATTAGTTGTGAATGAATGTAAGGTTATGCCATATTACATGGATAAAAGTTTATTAACTACTTGTAAGAACAAGGGTTTTTAACCTTTTTCTGAGATAAAGATGACACACACCAGTGATGGGGCGATGCTTTTAGTCGCCGGATTATTTGGTTCTTTGTTAGCCGTTGGAAAAAACTCATCGGCAAGTCTACGTGAAAACATTTTAGCAATTGGTGCAGGATTATCTAGTGCATATTTCTTAACCCCATTTATTTTTGGCATATTGAATATGACTGCTACCCCACAAGTTCAATCAGGCACTGCATTTTTATTAGGTGTTCTTGGTTTACGCGGTGTAGAAATGATTATCAATAAAGCAGTTCCTGGAGACACAAATGTTAAACACGATTCTTAATTTTATCGCAAACGGTTGCATTTTGTTGGGCGCAGGAACATTCTATATTATGTTATTTTCCAAGATTGGTAAGGGACACAAAGCTGTAGATAGTTTCCCTGCCACCTCACATTGGTTGGTCAAACTTGGATTGGCATTTACGACCGCAGGTGCTTTTTTAAATCTTGTTACGTTATCATCCCCAAATTTTACCGAGATCGTTTTGAATCTTGGTATGGGTGGGTTATTTGTATGGGCGGCAATCTATCACGCAAAGAAATTCCGTGTGATCAGAGTGAACCGTCGAGCAAGCGATAGAAACTAACAGGTTTTGTAAACCACACTAAACGTCAATAGGAGAACTATATGGACGTGGAGAAGATTATGCAATGGTTTACACAAATTTTTAAAGATAACAACGATTATAACGAAAAAACAATCATTGGATTTTTGTCGTTTACGGTTATGGTTATCGTTGCCGGCGTGGATTTAGTCACTGGCGTATACGGCCAACACTTGGAAATCAAAGACTATATCTATAATTCGTTTTTAATGTTGACTATCGGATCGTTTGGTATTGCAGGACTAGAAAAATTTTCTCCTGCTGCTAAAGTAAAGGCCGAAGCTTCTGTTACGGAATGTGTAAATTGCGGAACTTCGTCGTCGGAATAATTTTCTTTTGGTGTCTTCCATTACAAGCACAAGATACGATCCGAGTCAAACATACCAATTATGAAACAGTTTTTTCTCAGAGTAAAAAGTATCCTGTGCTTGTTCAATGGTGGGTGACAAAAGAAAAATTAACATGCAAACTTCCCGCCAAACGTAGTGATAAATTTCTAGCCGATCCATTATTAACCAACACGGATCTGAGTACCGACTATATTGGGTCAGGATTTGATAGGGGACATCTTAGTCCAGCAGGTGATAATATTTGTTTAGGAAAATCCGTGATGGATGAATCCTTTTTTTATACGAATATGGTTCCACAATATCCAGGTTTAAATCGGGGTCAATGGAAAGCCTTAGAAGATCATACCCGAGAATTATCCCGTTCTCTAGATTCTATTTATGTGGAAGCAGGATGTGTGGGAGAACTGAAAAAAATCAAAAACGTATCAGTCCCAACCTATTGCTGGAAAATCATTCGTATCCAACAGACAGGAGAAATTCGCGCATATAGTTTTAAGAATGTTCCAGAGAAAAGTAAAAGTATAACGGAACATCTAGTTACTGTAGATAGTGTCAATAATTTACGAAAACAGTAACGGAGAAATTCTATGTCATTTACTCGTGAACAGATAGAGAAAGCAGTAAAAGACAAAGGTTATGCGTGGTTTGAGGGTGATAACTTAGATGTTAATATCGTCGGTGTCAGAAATGCTGTACCTGGAAAGAAAGTCACCAACGTGTTTGACGATTGGATGACTCTTTCCTATAAAGAAGCAGGCGTATGGAAATTTCACATTTGGCCGTGTACCACAGATCCCGGTACAAAAGCCGTGCGGGAATTCCATAATCCCAACGGTGTTGCTCGCCTTGTTCCAAACCAATATCGTGGATCACATACAATCGGATTACATCAAGGAAAGTATGAAGCCATGAAACAGGCGAAACCGGTAACTGTTTGGCGTGATAAGAATAAAGACATGACGTTTGATGAAGCAACAAAAGATACGGGATTGTTTGGTATCAACATTCATCGTTCAAATCCAAAAACTGAATCAGAATTTGTAGAAAATTGGAGTGAAGGATGTCAAGTGTTCAAGCGAGTAAAAGATTTCAATTTATTTATGGAAATCATCAACAAGTCAGCAAAAGTTCATGGGAATAGTTTTTCGTATACATTACTTACGTCGGAGGATATTAAGTAATGGATATCAACAAGCTCAAGGGAGCAGTTCCCGACGAGGTGTTATCACAAATTCCCGGCGTGATGGAAAAATTTCAAATCAATACACCACTCCGTCTCTGTCATTTCCTTGCACAATGCGCGCACGAGTCGGGTAATTTCAAAGTCGTTAATGAAAATTTAAATTATGGTGCAAAAGGATTACTTGGAATTTTCAAAAAATATTTTCCAACCGAAGCAAAGGCAAAAGAATACGAACGACAGCCAGAAAAGATTGCCAATCGGGTATATGCAGATCGCATGGGCAACGGACCAGAAAGTAGTGGGGATGGATTCAAATATCGGGGGCGTGGATACATCCAACTAACAGGTAAAGTGAATTATCAATCATTTGATAAAGTAGTGGACGAAAACACCACAGACAATCCCGATCTTGTAGCAACTAAATATCCATTACTTTCTGCTGCGTGGTTTTGGAATTCTCGTACACTAAATATATTGGCGGATAAGGGAGCAACTGATGCCGACGTAACTGCTATTACTAAAAAGGTCAATGGTGGAACACATGGGTTAGATGACCGTATCGCAAAATTTAAGAAGTTTTACGGATTATTAAAATAACAGGAGAGGTATATGGACGAAATAGTATATAATTGGAACTTTCATCCACTGGAAGTTGTGTATAACGAAGATACACTAACAAATGTGGTAAATGTCGTACACTGGCAGTTACAAGCAACTCATGTCAGTTCAAGTATTTTAGTACAAAACATTGGAACAGTGGGACTAGAAACGCCTGACACGGGGTCGTTTGTACCGTTTGAAGATTTAACAAAAGAAATTGTTACTGGGTGGGTGGAAACTAAACTTGGGGAAGAAGCAATAAACAACATGAAAAGCAGTTTAAGCGCCTCTATACAAGACAAATTACACCCCACACGAGGACCAATGACGCCGCCGTGGGAAGTTATACCAACACCAACCCCTTGACAAACATAGAATAATTGTTATATTAAGGGGAGATACGATATGTGTCTCCCTTTATTGCATGGGCATACATGCGTGATAGGTAAATGGTCTTGATGCTCAACATGCCGATCAAGACACAAGAATGATCTAATGTAATGGTTTGCTTCTGTGACGGAACTGGCATACGTACGGGACTCAAAATCCTGGTCTTGTGGGTTCGACTCCCACCGGAAGCATTTTGTTGGAAGGGTGGCAGAGCGGCTAATAGCACTTGTCTACTAAACAAGAATAGGGAAACCTATCGTGGGTTCGAATCCCACCCCTTCCGTTTTCTCCTCGTAGCTCAGTTGGATAGAGCATTCGCCTTCTAAGCGAACGGTCGGGAGTTCGAATCTCTCCGGGGAGGCTGTACACCGTAGTACCTTCAACCATACAAGGGGCACCTATGTTCAATGTAAGTAACATGGTACAGATTTACGATCATGCAGAGCACACGTATAACGGAAAGATTGGCGTTATTCGGAGAATTGATATGGTCCGTGGACATACTTTTTATATGGTAGAAATTGGAAATAGATTAATTGCCTGCTCTCCCGATGAGTTGATGGAAGCATAGTTATAATATAATTTTATAGTAATAACCCCCTGTCAATTGTAACAAAAGTTGGCAGGGGGTTGACTTTTGTGTATTATAAGGTTATATTATAGACATACCTTCTACATGAGGAACACATGAAAACCGAACAATACTCAAATTATTGGTTGGACGATGATCTGCTGGTTGACGACGAGTTGGACAGTAAGGAAGAGTCCCAAGTTCTCCGACTTGCCCGTCTTGCGACCGCCCGTCGAGCTATCGGAAACTTTGTGAGTATTATGAGCGGAAAGAATATTCCCGTCAAGTTTTCCAGTGGGAAGAGTTCATATACGGACGGCAAGGAAGTGGTTATTTCCGCCGACGATAATCCCGCTAAGTTTGATGCGATGGTTGGACTTGCGCTCCACGAGGGTTCCCATATTCTCCTTTCCAATTTTGAATTCTTGGAAATTCTTGGAAAGTACAAAAAGTATAATGGGTACGTCCCACAACATTGGATGGGAAATACGTTCAAGCCCGACGTATACGAGTACATGTTCATGCCCGAACTTGCCGCGACACTTCCCACTGCATCCAAATTTGTGGAACGTGGTGAAGCAGCTGCTCAGATGATTGGATATATCTGGGATATCATGAATATTCTGGAAGATCGTAGGATTGACCAGTATGTGTATCGGAACGCAGGTGGGTATCGTCCCTACTATCGTGCTCTGTACGATAAGTATTTCTTTACCGCTGAAGTTGGGAAGAATCTCAAGTTCAATCCGAAGTGGCGTGAGATTACCATTGAGAATTATTTGGATCGCATGCTCTATGCGTTTCACCCGGCGGCACAACCTGATGCGATGCCTGGTCTTGAGGCCTTGTTGAAGCTCGTTGACATTCAGAATATTGATCGGGTCGCGCCTGAGAACGATCCACGAGTGCTGGAAAACATGCCTGCTTGGAAGACTAGTTGTTCGTTTATTGATATGCCGATTTTGTGGCAAGAAGCAAACAAGATCTTTGCTCACATTCTGAGATTCGTTGCACTTGCTGAACAAGATAAGAAAGAAGAAGTGAATGGTACACCGGATGGTGAAGGGGATGGTCAGTCTACGGGCGAGAGTAAGCAGTCTACGCCCAATCTCAATCCGTTGTTGGAATCACTTCCGAACCTTGACGGTGCACCATCGTCTCCTTCTGAGATGACGCCCACTGGTGTGGAACCGTCACCTCGCAAGAATCCTGTCAAGTATAACGAAACTCGTGCAAAGAACGAAAAGAAAGAATTGAAAAAGATGATGAACGGGGAACTTTCTAAGAAGAAGGTGACCAAGGCAGAACTTGCAGCAATTGACGCATTCGAAGAGTCCAAGGCAGACCTCGTGGATATTGCCGGTCACGGTGTTCCGTTTGGTCGGTGCATGGTGACTCGTAAGATGAACGAATCACTGTTCAAGCAGGATTGGTTTATTTTCTCACGGTATGGTTGGGATAGTGGACGTACGTCTCCGTACACTGAGCAGGCAATTGCCGCAGGTAAGCGTATCGGTCAGATTCTTGTTCATCGTCTCCAAGTACGCAATGATCCACTTCTGACTAAACAGACACGGCTCCCGCAGGGTGGATTGGATCGTCGGCTTCTCGCACAGTTGGGTATGGACATTACGTCGGTATTCCAGAAGTCTCGCGTGGATCAACATCGTCCAGCCATGCTGCACTTGACGATTGATGCGTCTGGCTCTATGGGTGGGAAAAAGTGGCAGAAGGTTCGTACTATCGCCGTAGCAATCGGATATGTTGCTAGCAAGATGCGCAACGTCGATGCAGTAATCAGTATTCGTGGCGGATCAGAAATTCCCGTTGTTCATGTCGTATACGATTCTCGTGTGGATCATTTCAATAAGTGTCTCAAGTTCATGCGTATTCTGGAACCCGCAGGTGGAACCCCAGAGGGTCTGTGCTTCAAGGCAACGTTGGATCTGATTACAGAATGTGCCGATACACACGATGTATACTTCATCAACTTCAGCGATGGGGAACCGTCATTTGCCTACGATAAGAAGAGTATGCCGGTGAAGGATAAGTCGGATCGTGATTGGTTTGATTACGGCGGTGAAACTGCTCACAAGCATACTCGTGCGATGGTCAACCAAATTAAGGAAAAGGGTGTCAAGGTACTGAGTTACTTTATTTCCGAAGATATGGGCGGGAATTATTCACAATATCGGTCTAATATTGGAAAAGAAGTATTTAAGAAAATGTACGGGGAAGATGCCGTATTTTGCTCGGTAGAAAACGCAACTGAAGTACTCCGTACCCTTAATAAATTGTTATTAACTCGGGGTACTTGACAAACGGTGGTAAGTAGGTTATATTATATAGGTAATCAACAACACAACACTTTATAGGAGATTTTCACGTGGCGAAGACCAAGAGTGGTACCGACATTTTTGTGGCACTGGTAGAGGGAAAGATCGTTGACCAAAATGGTAATGATTATTCCAAGAAGCTCCCGGCCCACAAGGTACGGGCACTTAAGAATGACAAGAACATCTGTCTTCGTATGGTAGCAACCAAGACTGGCGGGACGCAGTGGCGCAGTGAGGATATTTCGGTTTATAACGAACTCAAAAAGGCGGCAGTGGTGCTAGATAACGTGGATAATCGGAATGATGAAATGCATGAAGATGTTGAGCAGTTCCTCGCCAAGAGTAATACTCTTCGTCCAACCAATCTCATTCTGTCTGATCTCAAGTGGAAGTATTTGATGCGGTCTGTTGTTCGTGGCAAGAATATCATGATGACGGGTCCGTCTGGTTGCGGTAAGACTCTTGCTGTACAGTCGGTTGCTAAGGCTCTTGACGGTCGTCCCTTCTTCTACTTCAATCTCGGCGCGACTACCGATCCACGTTCTGCTCTTATCGGCAACACGCACTACAGTAAGGATCGTGGAACGTTCGTGGCCGACGCACTGTTCTGTCAGGCCATTCAGACGCCAAACGCAATTATTCTGATGGACGAGTTGACCCGCGCTACGCCTGACGCATGGAATATTCTGATCACGGTACTTGACGAGAACCAGCGGTACCTTCGTATTGACGAACGTCCCGATACTCCGACGATTAAGGTGGCAAAGGGCGTTACCTTTATCGCTACGGCAAATATCGGAAGTGAGTATACCGCAACTCGTGTTCTGGATCGTGCCATGTTGGATCGGTTTGCAGCAATCGTGGAGATGGAACCGCTCAGTAAGGATGATGAGTCCCGACTGCTCTCTATGACGTATCCCAATCTTGCCCAGAAAGATATTAACGCAATTGCTGAAATTGCCTCCACTACACGGTCGCAGGTTCGTTCCGATGATCCGAAGGTTACTACCTCTATCTCGTCCCGCATGACGGTAGAGATGGCTGGACTGATCCACGATGGATTCACTCTCGCAGAAGCAGCAGAGGTCTGTATCTATCCCTTCTTCAGTGACGCAGGTGGTGCCGATTCCGAACGGACCTACATGCGACAGTTGGTCCAGAAATATCTCCCCACTGATCTTGGCGGGGAGAATCCGTGGGAAATCAAGTTCTAAGAGATATGTATGACTATCGGAGATACGGTCATCATCAATAACGGATGGTGGAAAGGTTGGAGAGCAACTGTCATAGATGATTGCTTTCGGAAAACCAACGAACGATGTACGGTATTAATCAAATTACTTTCAAATCCAGACGTAGAACTGGAACTTAACGTGGAGGACGTAAAGTCGTATGGGTAAGACATATAAGGATCAGCGGAAGTATGACAAGAAGGTTCGTCATAAGGAAGAAGACGTTGCTGGTAAGAGTGTTCCGAGAAAGAACAGAAAGCATTACGAAGAAATTATTCCCGATGATGAGCTATTGAACCCGTACGAGATTTACGATTACGACGATTACGAGTAAAAACTGACCCCTTGACAAACGATGTATACGGGGTTATATTACAAGAGTTGAGTGAACGATACGTTGTTTGACAAGTGAAATATGAAAGAAGCACGGGGTTGGTAACCAGAGTGGGTTACATAACCAGAGGAGTTATCAACCCCACTATGCGGCGTTCGTCTATCGGTCAGGACATAGCCCTTTCAAGGCTAGAAGGCGGGTTCGATTCCCGCACGCCGTACTTATCCCGTCAGTTTCATAGAGTAGTTGACGTTAAACCGAAAACTCTATCGCTGAGTATATCCAGTGTTAAGTGATATATATCGGCAACATGATTGGATTGTTGCAAAAGGTTGCGGGGGACAGTCTAGAATGTCGGTTTCCTTGGGTGTCTGGTAAACATCTGAATAACCTCCCCCTGCTATTGGCCCATCGTATAAAGGCTATTACGGCGGACTTTGGATCCGCACATCGTGGTTCGATTCCACGTGGGCCTATGAACCAACCTCTCAACGGGAGTTTCATATGGAAACCGAAAAAGAAAAATGTGTTGCGTGTGGTATAGACACCGACGTTCCTATAAATCAACATATTGATCAACGGTTTTATTACGTGGAAGGTTCTGGACAATTATGCAGAACATGTTGGGAAAAGATTTATGGTTCGGAAGGGCCTGAGGTGTAAATGGGTGCACGTCTGATTTGCATTCAGAAGGTAACCGGTTCGATCCCGGTCAGGTCCACTTGGGTGGTTAGCTCAGCTGGTTAGAGCATCGCTTTTACACAGCGAGGGTCGGCGGTTCGAATCCGTCACTACCCATTATAACATCTTGACAATTTGATCACAAGATGTTATACTAAAGAAGTTGATTGACAATAGATGTTTTAACGCTCCGATGGTGAAATCGGTAAACACAGGAGACTTAGACAAATTTGAGCACCTAGATAGAAATGTCTAGTGTGAATGGTGTCAAATTCGGGGAAACCTCTAACGTGGCAATCCCGAGCGAAGCCCGAAAGGGAACGTGTAGAGACTTGACGGCACCCACCTAATCAAGTTATGTTGAAGGTGAAGATAAAGTCCAGACCACAAACGGAAACGGCAACGAAAGTTGTAGTGGTAAGAAAATCTCCCGCCCCAAAGGCTTGCCGGTTCGATTCCGGCTCGGAGCATACGCCCTTATAACTCAATTGGCAGAGTAGCTGGCTTTTAACCAGTAAGTTCTAGGTTCAAGTCCTAGTGGGGGCACTTGTAGTACGGTGAGCAATGGAATACCAATTAGACCCTAAGTCCACTGGTTGTAACCATCCGCCTGTAGCTCACCGGTTAGAGTGGCTGTCTTATAAACAGTTGGTAGGTGGTTCAATTCCACCCAGGCGGATTTGCGTGTGTCATATAACGGCTATTATCCTAGCCTTCCAAGCTAGAGACGTGGGTTCGACTCCCACCACACGCTTATGGAGGTTGTATGTTAATGATTAAAAATAAACTAGCACCGAGTCCGATACA